GAGTGCCCTTAAGCAAGGTGGACAGATTACAGCGGTTAGAAGTGATACCTCCAGGATTGATGGTCGCATGAACGCTGCGAACGGTGGTTGGACCCAACAGTACCAGAACAACACGTTCCATCAACTCAATCCTTATAAGGGTAACGAAAACCCCAACTCGAGAACACTTGATGTCGCGACGAGGCAGTTAAAGAACAACCCCTTCTCCCATTCACTTTACAGTTAAATGAAAAGTCATCTGATTGATGAAAAACAGTCATTAAAATAGTATACATCTATTTTAATGAAGGTTCATAACCTCAGCGTAGATAGTAGTCAGCACACCGTCATCGTAGATGAGTTTTCTAACACGTTCTCGAAACCACATAATTACACTGTTCACCTGAAAAATCCAATCTATGATGTCTCCCAAATTAAACTCGTTTCCGCCCGGATCCCCACACCACAACTCCTTACGTGTTTGACGAATAACACATTCAGTGTGAACGGTACAAGCATCACACTAAACGAATCTAATTATTCTAATGGACATGTTTTGGCTGAAGATCTTGAAACTGTTTTGGCGCCTCCATCTTCAAATGTGAGTCTCGTCGTGTACGATGAGGATACGAATTCGATTAGCTTTTCGAACGTGGGAGCATCTAATGCATTCACGTTCGAATTTTTTGATGGAACAAATGGATTCTTACAAACGTCGTCTTCCTTAACGACACCACACCAACTCATTGGGTTTAGTTCTAATAATCAAACGTCAACCAACGGGATACTCAAGTCAGGTGCGATAAATCTTAATGGACCTAACTCTCTCATACTCAAACTCACAACTGGGTCCGATGAATTTACACAATCTGTGTATAGCTCAACACCCTTCTATACGGGACATATTCTCCTGGATGGTTCTGACTTTATCAATATAAGTGGTGCTGATGATCCACTCATACATCATTTTCATTCCGGATCTCAAAAAATCATAAAGGATTTGAAAATTGAATTCTTTTACATGAGTCATGGGCGTCTCATTCCATATGATTTTAGAAACCAAGATCACATCCTAAAATTTGAAATCACCTGTTCCACTGATAAGTTAGAGGGTTTACCTAAGGTTCCAATTACCACCGCGGATATTAAGAAGAGTGAGGTTGAAGTAATAAAGAAACCTGAGGCGAAGGTTCTTTATAACCAGGAAGTATACATCTACATCGGTCTTATCATTTTCTTTGGGGGTATGTTAATGCTCCTCACAAACCGTAAGCCCTTACCGCCACCACCCTCGGTTTAACGAGAGATCGCGTACACGGGCTGAGCGGGCTTAGAGACGCGGGTCGACACAGTCGAGATCGACATGTAGACCGCGATCGAGAGGAGAGTGGTGAGCACCGCGGTGAGCGCGTACTGGGCACCACCGTTCTTGGGCACCTTGATCACCTGGTTGATGATGAAGCGAACGACATCCATCCAGGACATAGCCGCCGCAAACGAGAAACCAGCGACGATCGCGTTCAACGATTGGGTCTCGAGTTCCTGGGTAACGAGAGTGACAGTCTTAATAGCATCCTTCATTGTGAGTAATATATTATACCCTACGAAAATTATTTATTCTGGTAATAGTTCCTCCTTGTCTAATTTTTTGTATTTCGTTTTGACCTTTTTTAGGAGTTGATCGTCTCCTGATATTTCAGCACACGAACTACTATTGCTATCTGAATCATCATCCTCATATACATGCAGTTTTACTCCAGAGTCTGAAAAGTTCCAACCATCAGGCTCCCATGTGAACATTACTATTAATAGTATTTTTTAACATCTCTTCTGTCGGATTTTGGGGCACCCAATCATCCCATTGATCGTACGCTTCGTTTATCGAGATAAACTTGGGGTCTTCCCCTGAATAGCGAACAAATTCAGGGCATTCCTCTTCGGATACGATATCCATATCTTCGTCTGAGTCTTCATCGTCTTCATAAATCTCCGGGAACATAGTTCCAATCGAGAGACCGACTGTGTGCATAGCGCAATATTTCATCGCATACTCTACATCCTCTGGTAGAAGAACGTCTCTCCCACAGGCTTTAGAATATTCAGCTGCGAGAATAGTCGCTCGTTCCATAACCGGTGTTAGGATGTTCGTCATCGTTTCGATGTATTGTTCCATCATTGTATCCATGGTTGATGATTTCTCACATGAAAACGAAGACTTAGGTGAAGTATATGAGTAAAATTGTAACAAATAAAACGGAAGACTATAATAGAATGAATCTTCAGTTGAAGAAGTTCAAGCCCGAGACGATAGCGGATGATCGAGTATGTGTATTCATTGGGAAGCGTAATACTGGTAAATCAACTCTGGTGAAAGATATCATGTTCCACAAGAGACATCTCCCAGCTGGAATCGTGTTGTCTGGTACAGAAGAAGGGAATCACTTTTATTCGGATTTTATCCCGGACCTCTTCATTTACGGTGACTACGATAGAGAAGCTATAGAGAGGGTGATGTCCCGACAACGAAAATTGGTAGGTGATGGTCGGGATAACTGTGGCGCCTTTATGCTTTTAGATGATTGTATGTACGATTCAAAGTTTCTGAAGGACACATGTATTCGACAATGTTTCATGAACGGTCGACACTGGAAGATTTTCTTCATGTTGACGATGCAGTATGTGATGGACCTCCCTCCGGCACTTCGAGCGAATGTTGATTATGTGTTTATCCTCAGGGAAAATATCATTCAGAATAGAGAAAAGTTGTACAAGTCATTCTTTGGTATTTTCCCATCATTCGATATGTTTTGTAAAGTGATGGATGCATGTACAGAAAATTATGAGTGTCTTGTGTTAGACAATACCGTGAAGTCGAATAGGATCCAGGATTGTGTCTTCTGGTACAAAGCGACTGTTCGAAAGAATTTCAGGGTCGGGAGTCCACAACTGTGGCAGATGCATAAAAAAATGTACAACCCCAAACATCTCACACAGACAGACGAAGATGCGAAGAAGGCGACAAAGAAAACCAAACTCACGATCACGAAAAAAAAGTAAACTGCGTCACTTAACACTTCAAGAAAACATACGAATATACTAAATGGCTACTGACCAAGTAAACACCATGAATTTATTTGACGACGGTGATGGAATGGTTCCTCTACAAGATAAACCATCGACAGCGTTTAAAACAAATGAAAAAAATGTGAGTAAAGATAAAGACGAGATGGATTCTACACCTATAAATGATATCATGATGGAGCAGCCCCCTATGATGGACGACCCCAGGGTACAGCCCCAAATGGCTCAGCCTCAGGCTCAGCAAGGTGTGTACCCCGCTGCCGCTCCCCCCCAACAGACTGATTCCATCCCCGAAAGCAAAAACCCCCTCAACCTCACGGATGATCAGCTCACAGCGCTCATCGTAGCTGTGGGTGCCGCGGTCGCTGTTAGCAAACCTGTTCAGGATCGTCTCGCGACCTCTATCCCCAAGTTCCTTAACGAACAAGGGGGTAGAAGTGTTGTCGGTCTCGCGACCACCGGTGTGGTGGCTGCGATCATTTTCTACATCACTAAGACATATATTATCAAGGTTTAAGCGTTTGGCTGCATCATGTTGTTGTAGATGGAGTTATCTATACCAGAGGAATAAATGACTACGGCACCGAGAACGAAAGCACCGGCGAGAATAGCCGCCAACTCAAGACGCTTCTTTCGATCGCTCCTATGAAAATTCTTGACGGTATCCTTCGACCGCTTCCACCATTCGTTCACAGCGAACACGATGATGAGCGCGAGGAGGGTAGCCATAGCAAAGAAGGATCGATCAACTGCGAGCTCAGGTTGTTCACCCACGATATAACGAGCAGCGTTGGGGATAACAACGGTCAGGAATACCAGATTCACGTAATAGTTATCGACGTGAACTGGAACCTGGGTGATTCCAAAGAACACTAGCCAGTAAAAGAGCGCCAGCAACATCTGTGTAATAGGGGTTTGCATTTATAGTATCTCGAGATTATTATTTATCCTGAATATGCTGACCACAAAATTTTGTTCTCTCAGGCATCCTCTTATAAATCCCAATGGATTCACAAATACCCCTCAATTCTACGAAATTTTTCCAAAAATTCTTAGAATGTGAAAACTCTGTGACTGTACTGTGTGCGAGTTCATGAATGAGGACGTGGAAAATCTTGTTCGAATCACCATCGAGACATATAGTTATGTCTGCACCCTTGTTGACGTTGTATCCGACAGTCCCATTCATTCGCTTCAGACCTGTTATGGGAATGGGGTGGATGAGCATTTTGAATTTTTCATTTTCTGTCGTTTTTAGGTGATCACGGAGAATCTGGTACTTCTCCTTTACATCGACGAGTTCCTGGGGTTGCCGTGTCGTGAAGAGAATAACTAAATTAATCAAAAGTAATATACTGAAAAGATTCATCTATCATATACAAAGATAAATTTGCTATACAACTCTGAGATTGGATTTCCACACAGTCCCTCCCAAAGTTGTAATCTAAATCCAAGATGTTCTAAATGCGTCACAAGCTGATCTTTATACGCCACAGGTTC